CATCAAGAAATCGAAGACATCCTCGTCCTCAAAAACAACAAAGGAACAGAAGACAACAGAGTCAGAAAACTCGACTACAGCATCCAGTTAAGTTCATTATTTTACCAAAGATTTATTGATAATGGTGAGATCTCATTATTCTCTCCTCATGATACACCTGGTTTGTATGATGCCTTTGGTACAGATCAGTTTGATGATCTTTATATAAAATATGAAAAGGATGAATCAATATCTAAAAAAACTATAGGTGCTCAAGAACTTATACTCGATCTTTTAAAGGAGAGAGCAGAGACTGGTCGTGTTTATATTATGAATATCGACCATTGTAATAGTCATTCTTCTTTTAAAGATAGAATAACAATGAGTAATCTTTGTCAAGAAATTACTCTACCAACTTATCCAATAGAACATATAGATGATCATCTTGGAGAGATCGCACTTTGTATTTTGAGTGCAGTCAACGTAGGAAAAATAAGATCGGATGAAGAGTTGGAGGAGTTATGTGATCTTTCTGTAAGAGGATTAGAAGAATTAATTGATTATCAGAAGTACCCTGTAAAGGCAGCAGAGATTGCTACAAAGGCACGTAGATCACTTGGAGTAGGGTTTATTGGTCTTGCACATTATCTTGCTAAACTAGGGTTTAAATACGAGTCACAGGAGGCATGGGACGCGGTACATGGGTTGTCTGAATCATTCCAATATTATCTTCTAAAGTCATCAAATAAGATTGCACAAGAGAAAGGATGGTGTGAAAACTTTGGACGTACTAAGTATGCTGATGGAATCTTACCTATAGATACATATAAGAAAGACGTAGACGAAATTTGTTCGCAACCTTTACAACATGATTGGGAATCTCTTAGAGCATCTATCAATGAGCACGGTCTCAGGCACTCAACACTGTCTGCACAGATGCCATCGGAGAGCAGTTCCGTTGTGTCAAATGCAACCAATGGAATCGAACCTCCTAGAGACTACCTGTCCATTAAGAAATCAAAGAAAGGACCACTTAAGCAGATTGTTCCGTCTTATGGGTCTCTAAAAAATGCATACACGCTTCTTTGGGACATGCCTAGCAATGTTGGTTATATTAATGTGGTTGCAGTTATGCAGAAATTCTTTGACCAAGCGATTAGTGGAAACTGGTCTTATAACCCAGAGCATTTCGAAAACTCTGAGGTTCCTACTTCGGTAATGGCACAAGACTTATTGACAACCTATAAGTACGGTTGGAAGACATCTTATTATCAGAATACTAATGATATGAAGAGTGATGAAGTAGAAGAAGATAAATCAAAACTTAATAATTTACTTTCTGATTTAGAAAACGCTAACGAAGAGGAGTGTGAATCCTGTGCCATCTAATTTAAAGGGAATGACCGTCTTTAATACCCAAGACGTTAATACCAAGAAACAACCTATGTTTTTTGGTGCTCCTTTAGGAGTTCAGAGGTATGACAACTTTAAATATCCTTCATTCGAGACTCTTACTAAACAACAGTTAGGGTATTTTTGGAGACCAGAAGAGGTATCTTTACAGAAAGATCGTGGAGACTATCAAACACTGCGTCCAGAACAAAAACACATCTATACGAGCAATCTTAAATATCAGATCATGCTTGATAGTGTACAAGGTCGTGCTCCTGGTATGGCTTTCTTACCTTACTGTTCTCTACCTGAGTTAGAGGCATGTATGGAAGTATGGTCTTTTATGGAGATGATCCATAGCAGATCATATACTTATGTGATTAAGAATGTATATCCAGATCCCTCTGAGGTATTTGATACTATTATCAAAGATCCAAAGATACTAGAACGTGCTGCAACTGTTACTGGATCTTATGATGAATTCATTAATGAAGCACAGGGGTGGGGTCAAAGTAATCTATGGAGAGACATGGATAAGTCTCTGGACACATCTTTACCTGTTCTTGAAATGAAAGAGGTAAAGCGTAAACTTTATCGAGCAGTTGCCAATGTTAATATTCTTGAAGGAATTCGTTTCTATGTTAGTTTTGCTTGTTCTTTTGCTTTCGGCGAGCTCAAGCTTATGGAAGGAAGTGCCAAAATTATTTCCCTCATTGCCAGAGATGAAAACCAACATCTTGCCATCACCCAAAACATATTAAACAACTGGAGAAAGGGTGACGATCCAGAGATGGTTCAGATAATCAAAGAAGAGGAGGAGTGGACGTATAAGATGTTTGATAATTGTGTGAACGAAGAGAAAGCATGGGCAGAGTATTTGTTTAAAAATGGATCTATGATTGGATTGAATGATAAATTACTACAGCAGTATGTTGAATGGATTGCAAATCGTAGAATGAAATCTATTGGTTTGAAACCAGCATATGATATACCTGCTAGTCACAATCCACTTCCTTGGACATCTCATTGGATTAGTTCTAAGGGACTTCAAGTAGCACCGCAAGAAACAGAAGTTGAATCTTATGTTGTAGGTGGTATTGTTCAGGACGTTAAAAAAGACACCTTCTCAGGATTTAAATTATGACTACACAAGATCAGAAGTGGAATGATGCTCTTACTATTTTTACCGAGAGTGTTCATAAACCAGATAATAAACTTAGAAATTGTGCTCACAATCAAGAATGTTACAATGAATTAATGTGGATTCGTGAACATGTTATAGAGTATTTGCAAACTTTGCGTAAATAATACTGTAGATAAATTTACTACAATCATGAATGGTAGACTTAAGAAAATAGACATGACTGCACGTCTAGAGCAGATTAAACAAGGTCTAGATAAACATGCTTGGTATCCTGAGTGGGATGATCGTCAAAGAGGGGCAGCTCAACGCATTCTAAATAATGCACTAGATGTCCTTGATGAGTATGCCTATTGACTATGAGAATCCGTGGATCTATAATGGGAAAGCTTTTAGGTCTTGCGATATTGGGGAGAATTTTGGGTTTGTTTATAACATTACTAATAATAATACCCAACGTGAGTACATCGGAAGAAAATACTTTTGGCAATTTCGAACTCCTAAAGGCAAAAAACGAAAAGTAAAATCTGAATCTGATTGGAAAAAATATTATGGATCTTGTCCTGAACTTAAAGAAGAAATTCAACAACTGGGTAGACAGAACTTTAGCAGAACTATGCTCAGCTTACATAAAACAGCTGGCAAGACAAACTACGAAGAGACGAAACAGCTCTTTATTAACGGAGTCCTTACAGAACAGCTTGACTCTGGTGAACCAAAGTTCTATAATAGCAACATCCTCTCAAGATATTTTAAAAAAGACTACTACGAAAACAAATGAAGAAATTGTATCTGATATATCTAGATGGGCTTTAGATAAATTAGATTCAACTACAACTGTTGGAGATAAGATGGCTCTTTATTCAGAATTTGATGATTGGATTGATCCACAAAATGATGACTTGGAAATTACTAGTTTAAAATTTAAAAACGATGAAAATTTTTCTTGATACAGCAGATACCGAAATAATTAAAAAGTATATTCATACTGATTTAATTGATGGTATAACTACAAATCCAACTCTCATTATGAAGAGTGGAAGAGATCCTGAAGATGTCTATCAGGAGTTGGTTGACATGGGAATTCGTGATATTAGTATGGAAGTCATGGGAGATTCTTCTGAGATGACTGTTGAGGGACGTAGATTATTCCAAAAGTTTGGTAAACAAGTTACCGTAAAGGTTCCATGTACTCCAGAAGGACTTATTACTTGTAAGGAATTATCAAGAGAATTAATTAGAGTCAATGTTACTTTAATATTTGATGCAGCACAGGCAATACTTGCTGCTAAAGCAGGAGCAACATATGTTTCACCCTTTGTAGGAAGACTTGATGACAATTCTATTACAGGATTAGACTTAATAAAAACTATTGATGATATATACAGAGTGCAAGGAGTACATAAGACACGTATATTATCAGCGTCTATTCGTTACGTTAATAGTGTATCTCAATCATTTGCTAATGGTGCGGATATAGTTACCATGCCACCAGCAGTATTTGAGAAGATGTATAATCATGTATTGACGGACAAAGGATTACAATTGTTTGATGAAGATTGGAAAAATGTTATCAGTAAGGTGTAAAATTTGTAATAAAGAATTAGTAAGTGTTTCTAATAAACCTGTTTGCTGCGGTTGTCCTAACATGGTAACAATCGCAAACGACAGGATTATTGCTACAGATTTATCGCAAGTTGTTTATTTAAATACAAATCAAGAGAAAAAGAATACTAATACTCTTAGTGCTAAAGATATTGAATGGCAAGAAAAAAGAAGTAAACGCAAAATTCGTAAACTTGATTTTGAAACTAGATGAAATATATTACGTTTGCTCCGTATAGAGCTGGTTTGGTTAATGTATTACTTTCATATGAAGTTGCATTTGCTTTATCTTATATCACAGGAAGAACTTTAGTCTTACCACCTAGCACTTATTTTGCTAATGGTATAGTTGGTGATGACTATAAAAATCCTGATAATTTTTTAGACATATGGAGTATCTTAGATAAAGAGTATGTAACTTCTAAGATTAATTGTATAGATTTTGATGATGTTCCTGAACTGAAAGAAAAGAAATCAGAGATGGGTGGCATCAGGCACGGGTTTTGTGAGAAAGAATCTAATGAAAAGTTTTCTCATACTGCTTATATACAAGATCATATAGATGATCTTCATCTAGTTGAATGGGATGATAAAATGCTCCTCTCCAGTAAGCAGGTTGTGTTTACTGGACAAGAGTTTTCTACTAAAGATTTTAATTACTTTGTTAATGGAAGAGACGTTATAGATCTATCAAAGATTGATAATAAATTCATACATTTTGAAGCTAATTTATTTGGTAACTATTGGTATAGTGTTTATCCTGGTGATGAGAATCATAGAAATCAGATGAAAAATGTAGTTAATAAGTGTATAAAATATAGAAAAAGATTTTATGAACTGTTTCTAAGAGCAAAGATGACTCTTGGAAAATACAATGCTGTTCATATAAGGAGAACTGATTTTTTATATGCTAGAAAAGATGATATGTCATCTGTGAGTAGTCCGTCACAGTTAAAAGATAATTTGTTAAAGTTTTTTGATACAAACACTACTTTGTATATTTCTACTGATGAACCAAACAAGGCATTTTTTAATGATGTCTTACAGGAGTATCAAGATGTTTATTTCTTTCATGATTTTGAGGAGTATAGTCATCTTTCTAAGTTAGAAATAGCAGTAATGGAGCAAGTTATTTGCTCTCAAGCACAGTTTTTCTTTGGAACTTTTGCATCTACTTACACTAAGAGAATTAATGTGATGCGTGGTTTAGAAAATAGGCAAGTTGATGATGATCTTGGAGTGAATAAGTTTGACTTTGATAATCGTGAGAATTTTTTATCAGCACTACCTTGGAGATGGAATGAGTCTAAGTCTTGGACTTGGGAGAAATCATATCACCCTCAATGGTTAGAGGAAAAACGTGGTAGATATCTTAATAAAAGAAATATCAAACCACCTGTTTATAATAAAGTTCCTTTTGTAAAAGGAAAATTACCTGGACCTTTATATCAAGCAATACTAGATGAATATAAGAAGATGAAATTTGATGAAGTTATAGATGATAGTTCATATAATCGAGAATATGATGTTGTTGAAACAGCAGGAATATCTCAAGTTGGGAGTTCTAAACCTTTTCATTACAAAGATAATATAAGTATTGAATTGATGAATAGAATCTATAAAGAATTAACTCCTTTAGTAACTAGATGGTCTCGTACACCCTTAAAGAAAGCATGGGCATATGGAATTAGAAGTTATACTCCTAATTCTATTCTACATTTACATAGAGATAGATGTGATACTCATGTTATTAGTTGTATTATATTTGTAGACCAGGATTCGGAAGTTAATTGGCCATTAGATTTTTATGATCATGAATATAAACATCATCAAGTAGAATTTGAGGCAGGAGATGTACTATTCTATGAAAGTTTATGCGTTCATGGAAGAGCAACACCTTTTAAAGGAAATTATTATAGGAATATGTATTTTCATTGGACTCCCTTAGATTGGGTTAAAGAGGAGTATAGAGATATGAAATGTGCTTTTAAAGATGATGAAGAAATACAAAAATTATATACAAAATCTATGATTGATTTGGATGAAGTTGTTGATGATAACTCATATGTTTTTGCTACAAATAGTTTAGTGTACAAGAAACAGACTTGACTTTCCTTTAAGGTTCCTCTATAATAATGGGGTAATTAATCAGAGCAATGACGCTTACTTCAAAGTTTAGAAAGGACATAAGCACCCTTCGTGCTGCTGCAAACAAAGAAATTTATTTGGACGTAAAGAATCCCAAGTTGTTTAAAAAAGTTAGGAAGTATTACGAAAGAGAACAATCTATACAGTTTACAGGTGAACCGTTGGAAGATTATGATATACTAATGGATGTAATCGCAGAAGATCTTCAATCAGTCGAAGTAAAATGATGGTACTACTTGAAAGATTCCCTTATCGTTACGTTGAGAACGGTACACTAGACAATGGAAAACCAGATTTCCGTATTCAGAAACAAGATCGTTACACAAAGAGATATAAGGATATGTATCTCTGTGATAATGGAATGCAGTTGAGTCAAGCAATGGAAGATTTTGAATACACAAAGTGGCTTGACCCTGATGGTGTTCCTTGCTATGTTAAAGATGAGGCAGAAGCACCTGATACAGATGAGGGTGGGAGATACAAATTATGAGTGAAGAGTTTAACCGAATTGCTAATGCTCTAGAAAGAATTGCTGGAGCATTAGAGCATTTGCATATTGAGAAAATTGATCATGCACACATTGATGACATTGGTGAGATTCATGGTGATGTTACTACCCATCCAAAAAACTTCTAAATAGACCAGAGTAAAAATTAATTATGGCAAAAGGTACAGCAGGTAAATCTGCAAGTGGAGCATCTATGTCTAAGTATGACATAGAAGTTGAAGCAAGATTGCAAGCATTAGAGAAAGCAATTGAAGAATGTAAATCAACATGTGCAGCAAATTCACATTCACATGATGGTGGTGGATCTGATCCAAGAGTAGATACTATTATAAAAGTATTACAGGCAAATCCTAAAATTAATTTTGACAGACAAGCTGCTCAGATTGAAGGAAGACCTCTTCCACCTAGACAATCATCTATGATGTCTGCAACCGATTTAGTATAAAGATATTTTTTATCATGAAAATTGGATTTAATTGTAGTTCTTGTGATTTATTTCACGCGGGACACGTTACTATGCTTAAAATGGAAAAACAGTTGTGCGATTATCTTATAGTCGCACTTCAAGTTGATCCTACGATAGACAGACCTGGTGTTAAAAATAAACCAGTACAGTCTGTTTATGAAAGGTATGTTCAGTTGCAAGGATGCAAATATGTGGATGAGATTCTAGTCTATGAGACAGAGGCTGATTTACTTAATTTACTTCAAACCCAGACCATCGATGTTCGATTCTTAAGTGAAGAGTATAAAGATCGAGATTTTACTGGTAAGCAATGGTGTATTGACAATGGTATAGAACTTCATTTTCATATAAGAAAACATCAATATTCTTCAACGGAACTTAGAAACCGAGTCTATACATTAGAAAAAGAAAAGAGAGAGCAGAAAGATATTGATGAAAATATAAAACAATATTCTCCTGAACTTCTACATAAGTATTTTGACAATGAAAGTAACTGAAACCCCACTTGTTGATGCATCTATTATTACAGTAGATAAGTATGAGGATGATAGAGGATTCTTTATGGAGTCCTTTAATGAACAGAAGTTTATAAAAGAACTTGGTCATTATGAATTCGTTCAAGATAACCACTCCAAATCTTCTAAGGGAGTTTTAAGAGGTCTTCATTATCAGATAGAACATCCTCAAGGTAAGTTGCTTAGATGTACTCAAGGAAAAATCTGGGATGTACTTGTAGATCTTAGAAAAAGTTCTAGGACTTTTGGGTTATCTTTTAATCTTATGTTGGATGATCCAGCAACTCATATATGGGTTCCACCTGGTTTTGCACATGGGTTTTATACACTAACTGATACTGCAGAAGTTCAATATAAGACGACTGATTATTATTACCCTCAACATGAAAGAAGTCTTTTATGGAGTGAGTTAGATATCTTGTGGCCAATTGCTCATGATGGATCTCCAAGTCTTTCTAAGAAAGATGCAGAGGGTAAAACCTTTGAGGAGTGTGAAAAATATGACTAAGTTATCTGTTTATGGTGGTACAGGTTTTATTGGTGGAACTTTTTGTGGTCTTTATCCAGATGAAGTAATTAAGATACCAAGAGAACAACGTAAACCAGAAACAAAAGATATTCTTTATTTTATTAGTACAACTACTAATCATAATGTTTTTGATGATCTTCATGTAGATATTAATACTAATCTTAATCTCTTAATGGATGTGCTGGAACATTGTAGGGATAATGATATTACTTTTAATTTTATAAGCAGTTGCTTTGTATATGGTTTGGATATTATTAATGCCAAAGAGGGTGATCCTTGCGAACCAGGTGGGTTTTATTCGATCACTAAACGATGTGCAGAACAACTTTTAATTTCATACTGCAAAACATTTGATGTGAACTATCGTATCATGAGGATTGCTAATGTATATGGTGATGATAAAACAGTTTCTGCTAAGAAAAATGTTCTTAAGTTTTTAATTTCATTGATGAAAGAGGATAAAGATCTTCTTCTATATGATGATGGTATGCAACTTAGAGACTATATGCATGTATCAGATATATGTCGTGCTTTAAAATTAGTTATGGATAAGGGAGAAATAAATTCTATCTATAATATTGCTGGTGGACATCCTTTACCATTTAAAACTATTATGGAAAAGGCAAGAGAGTATTTGGGAAGTAATAGTAAGTTTAATTATGCAGAGCAACCTAAATTTAATAAGATTGCTCAAGCATATAACTACTCTGTTAACACTGATAAGTTAAGGTCTTTGGGTTTTGTTCCCAAGATAGATTTTGACGATGGCTTGAAATCTTTGTGTGTTTGATGTAGAATGTTCTTAGGAGAAATCTAATTATGTCTGATAAAAAAACTGCATTAGTTCTTGGTGCAGGTGGTTTCATTGGAAGCCATATGGTAAAGAGGCTTCGTTCTGAAGGTTATTGGGTAAGAGGTGTAGACCTTAAGTACCCTGAGTATGGTGACACAGAAGCAAATGAATTTGTTCAGGGTGATTTACGTGACCCTGATTTTGTGCGTAGGGTAATACAATATAAAGGAGAACAAGGTAACTTCTATAACGAAGTTCCTTACAGATATATCTTACCTTTCAATGAGATCTATCAGTTTGCTGCTGACATGGGTGGTGCAGGGTTTGTATTCACTGGTGAGAATGATGCTGAGATCATGCAGAACTCAGTTACTATTAATCTAAATGTATTAGAACAGCAGAGATTGCTGAATGAAACCTTTGGTGATTATAAAGAATGGACAGAAGCAAATAGACCTAAATTAGATTGGCAGACAAAGATATTCTATTCTGGATCAGCATGTATGTATCCAGAACA